AAACTTTCACTTTTGTAAACAAATGTGCCACGCTATCCCAAGTCATCGGAAGCTCTTCCGCCAGTCCGCTGCGAGTCTTGGCATCGTAGGCTGCGCTGTGCGTTGTCAGGATGATCCGCTCCTTGCCGCCCACGCCTTTACTGCGGCCTGATTCGCTCTCGACTGTTTTCGTCTTGAACTTAAAAAACCACAACTCATCGGCCCACTCCTTTAAGAGCGGCGCGCTCTGCTTGGTGAGTTTCAACTCATAACGATCATAAGCCGAAAGCATGTCAGGCGGCTCAACTCGCTGAACTTTACTATGCGCGATGAAGACGACATTCTTTCCACCGGCCACGATCTGATCGGCGATGGTAAGCAGTCGGGCGAACTTCTCGGCCAGCATCACGAAGCCTTTTCCGTATCCGTAATCCTCGACTGACTTCTTTTTATCGGTCGCCAACATGCCTTCAAGCACAAGGCGTTCGGCCCAGTCTGCTGAGTCGATAATCACCGACTGGTAATCTGTCGTTTGGCATTCGCGAATGGCGGATTCGAGTTCTGCTAGGGTTGCGATCTCCACGCGATCGGTCTCCAAGTGAGCCGTGCCGCCTTCGACATCGAGAAACAATGGTTTAGGGAATTGTGCGGCGAAGGTGGATTTGCCCACCGACTCGACGCCGTAGATTACCACGCGCTGGGCGCGGGTTTGTTTGCCTGATGTTATTTTCATTTCTATTTTTTTTTCTATTTTCGCCTTTTATTCACTCGACTCTGCCGCAGGCGAAACGGCAAAGTTGCTCTCCCGCACAATGCGGAAGAAATCCTTGGCAGGCATGACGGCCAGCCATTCGTGATCGTTGCGCCGGTGAAGCACAACCGGCAGCTTGTAGCCTGCATCGCGTTGAGCCTGGCTCACCCAATCGTAAGGGTTACCCTTCTCGCAGCGCTTCACCTCGAAATGCAGGCCACCCAAAGTCTCGCACACCACATCCGGCGAGTCTGTGCCGCCAGCGAACTGTTGCCCACGGCGAGCCGGGAAGCCTTCATCGGTTAGGAACGCAGCCGCTTCGCGCTCGCCTCGCTTGCCTTTTTGTTTAGAGTTCAATGACGAGATTCTGGTTGGAGTTACACAGCGGGCATAGACTAAAGTCCGGCTTGCGCGCCGAGCTACTGACGGCAAGCGCGAATACAGCGGCGAAGGTCGCAATCATGATGAGCGCGATGATCACCCAATCTTTTGCTGTGGGTGTCATTGTTTCCAATTCTTTAGGCGTTGCTCTCGCTCGAACCACCAGCGCCGCATTGTCTCGGCGCGAGACTCGGCACGCATTGAGCCAAGTAGGTATCCGCAGGCAAACATGAGAATGCCGGCGAGTAAATAGGTAATGATAAAATCACTCTGGCTCATTTGGCCCTCCTCTCGCAAATGACATAGTGGGGCCAGATATGGTGAAGATTCTGGAAGGCAAGTTCTGCGGCGAGTTTGCTATCTGCCCAGATATGGTCGCCGAAAATGCCGAGTATGGATGTAGCTTGGCAATAATAAAGGTTCATGTCTGTGGGTTGGGGTTGGCGGCGCAGGGGTGGAACCTGCGCCTTGGGGTTGTTAGATTGCGAAGCCTTTTTCTTTGAGAATGCGAGCCGCGACATGGATGTTCCAAAAACCAGCGGAAAGGTCATCGATAAAGCCCTCAAGAAGGAAGCGGCTATTTACATCTTCAATTGTGGTTCCGGTTGCCGCATGAAGGGCGCGGAGTTTTTTGAGGAGCGATTTGCGAGTTAGTATTTTCATTTTGTGTTTCTATTTAGGTTTTCTATTTCTGGTTTCGCTCGCGGTTCCCCGCTTGCTTGAGTTGGATTCTCTACATTCCTGCCGGGATGTAAACAAAAATCTTCGCTCCCATGAAAACTATTTTCTTGACGGTTTCAATAAACTCGTAGGGCCGCTCTGGCATTAGAGCTTTGGGCGATAGATCGAGATGTTTCGCGCATACCCGCCATAGGTCACGCGAATTCTTTTTTCCTCTAATTTACCAGCGGCGTGCATTCTTTCGAGCCGGTGCTTGGCCGATCCCCGGCTGATGCCTGCCTTCTCGGCAAACGACACAGACCACATCCAGCCATCGGCCTCGTAGTCCTCAAGCCTCTCGATTTTCGCAACCTCAAATGCCGCATTCCATGCTGCCGTTAAAGCGGCAGTATCCACGGGTTTTCTTTTGTTCTTTCGCATAGGTTTATTGTCATCTGTTCGTCTCTGTAATGCCCATAGGCGAAACCTTGGCTCCAGGCCAATGTCGCACGGCGCGTTGCCGCGTATTCCATGTCGAAACGCGCCAGCATCCCAACGCAATATCCACTCACACCGTCAAGCGTGCGCGCCCGCTCTTGCCCCACGCGGTGCAGGTGGCCGATCACGCATCGCCCATATGCCTCCGCATGATCGCGGATGGCTTGGACATTGAACATGTAGCCGTGCAAAAATTTCGTTCCGCCAAGCTCGACATAACTGCGAATATGGTAGGGATAGAGTCGCGCCTTGAGCTTCCGCGCCGTCTTTTCGATCTCGTCAATGACAAGCGTGGCAGCGTGGGATGCAAGCGCATTCGGCCCCCCAGCGAGCTTGAAAAGGCGGGCTTCGTGATTTCCATACAAGATAAAGTTTGGCTTTAACTCTTGCAGAAAATCCACGCCAGCCGCCAAGTCCTCTGCCACACTCGCCGCTCGATCTTTCGCGTTGGGATCACTCATCGCCCCGCTGCGGCAGGCTGCGGCATCAATGAAGTCGCCAAGGTGCAAGATCGCGTCTGGCTTGAATCGGTCGCGGAATGTCAGAACGGCCTCACGGGCCTCATTGTCGATGCAGTCGCCGTGCGAGCAAGATACTGCCATCCACTTCTTCCATCCCCTCACGCTTCTTCCTCCTCCTCGTCCTCTTCATCCTCGTCCTCGCAAGGCCACAAGATTTCATCGGCATCCCTTGCAAGCGTGCGCGTGGCGTAGTCATTGCCCCACTTGGTTTCCATGTGAAAAGTCTCTCCCTGTGATTCCCAAGAGACGATGACAAGGCCGCAGTCAAAGTTCTCGGCAAGGATTTTTCTCACATCCTCCAAGACATCCTTGCGGTCTTTTGGTGCTGATTTAGCCATTCCAGTTCCTGTGCGGGCCATTGTCTATGTGAATGAATCCGGGGTATCGCCCAACGCCACCATCAAAAATCTTGGCCTCACGCACAGCAATGGCAGCGCGGTAGAGATCAGGGATCGCTATGCGGGCCGTCAGGTCAAGCGCGCGGAATTGGGTGTGGAACGAACCCTTCGCGCCACCAATGGCGCGGTTGTAGTTCTCGTTCCTGTAGGCCGAAAGGATTTTCAGCGGCACGCCCACTCTGGCGCGAATCTCGTCAGCGGCTCGCAGCGCGGGAATGATATTCGGCCACAATGATTCCTCTGGGATTGCATTGCAGCGCAGATAGGCATTCATCGCGCCGAGATACAGAACTTCTCTCGCCGAAAAATATACGATCTTGTTTCGGTCAAGAAATTTCTGGAAGCGCAAATGCTGCGCGGTCATTTTGTCGATCGTGGTTTCGGCAGTTCGTAGCTGAAGGTTCCGTAGTCTGTAGAGACCCCGAATCGCAGCGTCTCGCAGCCACACAGCGCCAACAGGCAGGCCGTCATAAGAAATGCGACAGCAAGCACCGTGGCCAAGTTGCTTGGCGGGATCATTTCTTTTTGCCGCTGTTGCGCAGGAGATTGATTATTCCCACCGCGCCGATAGCGGTTGCCACTATCTGGTTGGCAAGTTGGGGTTCGAGAACGATCCCAAAGCTGCCTGCGATTAAGATTATCCCGCGCCAAGTTGAACTCTGCCCGAGATAGTTAAGTGCTGTATCAATCAATTTCATTCTTTTGGCCTTTCAGTTTTCGCGACATGTAAATCGCCGTGCAGACTGCGGCGGCGAGTCCAAAGCAAGCGGTCGCGAACTGCACGCCTGCTGTGAGATGGGGAAGAAGGGACAAGAAAAGCGATGCGCTCGATGTGGCGGTTCCTACGAAGCCGACGAATATGGGATGGTCGTTCATACAATTTCAATCCACGGCGGGAGCGGCGTTCCTTCCGGCAGCATCGCGCTCCACTCCCAATAGGCCGGATCGTCAACATCGTCGGGCGTTGGGACAAGCGTAACGCCCCATTCCATCGGGCGGGTTTGATCGGTGGCGGTTTGATCCCAACAAAACCACGGCAGGTTGTTGTCGTGTAGCTCGGTCGCTCGGTAGCGTGTCATTACGTGACTCATGGCAGTACGAGTCCTTGACCGAGGGTGGATTTGTAGAGGGAGTAAAAGGCGGCGTTGTTTACTGCCGTTGTGAAAGTCGCGTGAAAGGAAGATCGGAAAACCAAGTCGCCCGTCATTCGCAGCGATCCAGACGAGCTTGCTCCTGCCCCCCAAGCTGTTGCCCCTGCGGTTTGTGCGGGCTTTGTTGTGTTGATCAAAAACTCTGCGGCGCTGTTTGTTGCGCTTGGAACGATGGCGGTCACGGCCTCAAAGTCGTCCGTGAGCGCTTGCGCCCCAACATCAACAAGCATGATATACCCAACTCCAGAAATGCTGATTCCTGCCGAATTGTTTTGATATGGTCTTTTGGCAATCGATCGATTAGTTGTTACGTCTATGTATTCCCATTGAGCGTCTCCGCTTCCAGAAACTCGCCGTCCCACAACAATGGAAGACATGGGAAATGTCGGCAAACCAAGCGCGTCGGTTTTTGTTTGAGATGTTGCGGCAGAAAAATCCACGCCATCTACTCCCCAGGTCGGCCCATTCACCAGTGTTCCATTGTAGGTTCCAAGGCCTCCGAGCGAGTATGCTGTTGATCCCGTGCCTGCGTTCTGCGCGGAGCGGAGCGGCCAGCAAACCATACTGCCCCAGAGTCCAAGCCGTTTGATGCCCTTGACGAAGAAGTTGATCGCTGCGCGATCCTGCGCACCGCTAACTTGGCAGAATGCGCGAGCATTGCTGTCCATGCTCGACGCGATGAATGGGAAGCTGGCAATCATTAGACGATATCACCGCCAAGCACCCACTCGTTAGTGCCGAGCTTGAGAAGGGTTGCAATACTGTATCGGCTTGCGACTTCATCCGCCCCGCCTGGTGCATTGATCGTCACACCAGAGCCTGCGGTGATCGCAACGGCGCTGACTGCCGAGCGGTAGATGAGAACCTGCGAGCCTGTCGGGAATGCCGCCGTGGAGAATGGTGGCACGGTGATTGTCATTCCGGTGGTGGCATTGATCAGCCCATAGGCATCAGATTGCGCCAGCGTGTAGCTTGTCGTTGCCACAGTATTGATCGGCAAATTAAACTGCGGCACGGGCGAGAACGAATCCGCATCGATCAACTCCTCCGCCACCGAGCAAGCCTGCAGGATCACCGTCTGGCGAGTGCCGGATTCTGTGAGTTCAACCTCCAAGTCGAGATCGACGGCGGCACTATTGCCGAGAAGATCAC